TAACCTCACACAATGAAACCCTAGCCACTCGTTTGTTGGAGCACATCCACGGGATCGAATACCAAGGCAAAGCGGTGAAGCGTCCAGAAGGAGTCCCGCACTGGGTCAGCGAAATAGTGGAAAGCGTAAACAATCAACTGCCCGATGATTGCCCAATCAATATCAGGCTAGCAAGAGTCGGTTTAGCAGTAGCTCAGGGGGAACGATGAACGAAGCCGTCAAGAAATTTCTTGAAGAAGGAGGGCAGATCACTCAAATTCCCTTTGGCGTACCACGCGATATGCAAGTGTGTATGAACTGCAAAGGGTTGTTTGAGACCAAGGATCTGACCAAGGGGATAACGAGACGATGCCAGAAGTGCCACCAAAGGCATACGACCTACAAGGAGCGCCGGTAGACATGTTCTATCAAGCCATTGTGTGCCAAGAGAAACTGCGGGAGCGGTACATATCTGAGGTTTTGGCTTCGGTGATAGCGCCGTTCAGCGAGGAAACCAAGCGGCAAATTTACGAATGGCAGAGAGAGGGAATGAGCACTAGGTGGATGGCAGACCAGCTAGGTGTCACACGACACAAAGTGATGCTGCTAACCAAGCGGACTTCTTGGCCCTCTCCCTCTAACCTTTCTTAGTGTTCCACGTGGAACTACTCGGGTTCGACTAAGTTCACATCGTGCTCGGCGATGAATTCTTGCTCGGCTGGTTCCATTTCCGCTTTGATCTGTTGAGCGTGAAACCGAATGTTCTGATCGGCTTCTTGCTGGGCCAGTATCAACCTCACAACCTCTGACCGTAACTCCATGATCCTACCGGCTCGGATCTTCGCGTCTTCGCTTAGGTCTTCTTCCGTGTATTCAACTCCGTCTATCGTTATCATTTGATTCTCTCAGTTTGTGGATATTCGATTCTACTGGCCTTCGTGCTGTTTGACCAACACCGCCTCAACGAAAATAGCGATCTGGTTGGTGCTTGAGCTAGACTTCGCTTCAAATTGGAAATCTGTCTTTTCTGCAATCTTGAAGGGAATTTGCCGGTCATAGTTCACCTGGCTTTCGGCAAACGTCGCCTCGGCTACCTTTAACTCTCGCCCTGTACTGGTTCGCAAAGCGTTCCTGATGGTTAGGTACTGCGACCCTGTAGCGGTTGCTGAGTTGGCCGTGATCCTGAATAGATATAGGTCGTACCCATTAGGCACTGTATACAGGCAGGCTTGTGTGGCACCCGTTCCCGCCTCGATGAAGGCATAAGTCACACCACCGTTCGCAATGGTGATATTGCCTGCGTTATTTCCAGCCAAGATGACTGCCGAGTTGATGCGGTAGAACTGCGTAGAGAGCGTTACAGCGACCGTTCCTGTAAGGGTTATCGTCTCACTAATCTGGTCATAGTTCGCGTCTAAGCCGCTTACAAGCACGTTCATGGTGTCACTTGCGCTGCTAGACACAGCCGTCATAGTCAAAGCGGATGTTGGGTAAACGTAGGCATCGCCGTCATTCCAGACCGTCTCAAATGATCCGTTAACGTCACGATTGAACCCAAAAATGTTAACCGCCTCGCTGTCGTACATCTTGCCTTTGGCAATATCAAACAATAGGTGGGGCGTGGGTCTTTGGTAGTGGTATTGGTACATGGTTGCCTCAAATTGTGTAAGCCAGCCAGACGGCTAGCACGATTCCTATACTCATGACGGCAATGTGGGTCATCTGCGCGTCAGGTACGCCAGCAAGCCTCCCAGTGCTATAGGAAGAAATATCAAGATGAAGAACGCAGCTATGGCGTATTCCTTGGCCTGTTTCCAAAATGCCTTCTTTCTGGCCGCCTCTCTCGCCAACCTTAACTGCTCGGCCTTCCTAGCATCGGCCATCTGCTGCATACATTCAGAATAGAGATGACCGTTACCAGATACGGTAAACAGGTCTTTTATCTCCTTCATGGTCTCGTCTATCTGCTTCTTGGCTAGCGCAGCGGCGATCACATCTTTCTCGTTCAGCTTGCCTTCATTCTGGGCGCGTTGCAGTTGCACCTGGGCACTTCCCAGGGAGGAGACGAAACCGGCAATGCTCTGGATATCATTCGTAGATTCGGCCACGGACTTTATCGCCGACGTTGCAGCGTTAACCCCAGCAATAATCGCTGAGATCTCCGCTATCACTGGAGGTGACTAACTACAACAGTGACAACACCCGTCACAGCAGAGGCGACTACAAGCCACGCTAGCTTCTCCCACCGCAGAGCGTGGGCATCAGTGGCCTTGCGTAGCTCTCGAAGCTCCACCAGAGCCTCACCCCATCTCTGAGCGCATTCTTGCTCGTGCTTGGCGATCTTCTCTAGGGCTTGTTCTGCTCTGTCGCTCACCACGGCACTCCGTCAGCGGTTGTTGGGTTCTTCTGCTCTTCAATGCTGGCAGTGAGGGAGGATTCAATGGCATCAACGTCCAACTCACCCTGCACCCAGCCAATGACATCAGCTTCAGTTAGGTCATCATAAGCGATGTAGCCTTCAGAGGAAGGGTCTGGGGTAAAGCCACAGGTTCCGTAGCTAGAAGCAGTATAAGTATCCTCCCCCACAGTTTCTTCTTCAGTGACCCGCCAGTGGGCTACAATTACGCCTCCCGCTAAGTCACCCTGTAAGTCTCGTTCAAGTGTTCCAATAGTCCATGTAGCCATTTTAGTTCTCCAGTTAAGTTGCTGAGATGATGAAGGCGAGTAGTTCAGAGTAGCGCACACCTAAGCGTGTCTGCTCGTTACCATCTTCATCAGTCCATGTGCTTGATATAAACATTGCGTAGCGTCCAGCGTCTAAGCCTTCAGCAGTAAATGCGTCCTGTAGGTCTTGTGCAATGATCCCGAAGTGAATACGTGCATCATCACCGTTTTCTTCTACGCTGTTAATCCAACGGAACTTACGCAGCAATCCTTTAGCCGCTACTGCTACACGTTGCTCTGCGTCAGACAGTGCCTCAATGTCTTGCTTTTCGTTACGGTCAGAGGTTTGAATTGTGCCGTTGGTGGCGTAGATGTCGTCAAATCTATAACTACCGTGACCCAAGTCTGTGTTGTTATCTTGCTTCGCTCCCACTTGGTTAGCAGGATAAAGATTGCTACCACCAAACGTCCAACCTCTTGCTGTTCCAGAAAAGTAAGCGTTTCCTACCGCTGCACCAATACTACCTACGGGTGCGCCGTCTTTGCGGAAGCTTGCAATAATTCCATCAGTTCCTGTTCTGTTCAGGAATAAACTAGCATTTCCAGAGCGACTGTGAGCCGCGTAACCTGCCGCACCAATAGAATGCCCTACATTTGTATTGCCTACACCTACTGCCGCATCAGTAGTCCCCACCAAGAGATTACCGCTAGAGTCGATGCGTGCTCTCTCAGTAGCGCCTGTGTAAAAAACTAGTGTGTTTGAAGAACCTTCAAGTTTAAAGCCTGAGCGAACTGTTCCAGAACTGCCTCCGTTGTGAGAGTAGATAAAATTATTTGCGGAGCTAACGATGTTGCCGCCAACATTAGCAGCGCCTGATAGGTAGAGGTCTCGCCATCTAAAAGAAGATGTCCCCAAGTCGTAGGAATTATCTGCAATAGGATAGGTAAACTTGAGTCTAGTGTCGCCATCTACTGTTAACTTACCGCTAGACGTAGTAGTCCCCACCAAGAGATTACCGCTGGAGTCTATGCGCATGGCTTCGCTTAAACCTGCATTTGCACCTGTGCTGAAACCTAAATAGGAATCGTCTGTCCCTGCACCTGTAGAGGTAACGCCAAATGATATTTTGGACTTACCTGCTACACCATTTGAAAACTCAATAGCTGAACCACCATCACTATTGTTATAAAGCTTGATAGCTGTGGGGTCTAAATCTGTGGAGGCGTCAACATCATTTCTAATCTCTAGCTTTTCACTAGGCGAACTCGTACCAATACCAACATTGCCTGCTGAGTCTATGCGCATGCGTTCAACGTCATTTGCGGAACTATCGCTTGTATGGAAAGCCAAGTAGGTTTGTGCGGCTGTGCTGTTGTCTGCTTTAGCTCTAATTGATGCTTTGACACCTCCGCCAGCACCAGAAATATCTGCTTGAGAATACTCTAAAGCACCTAACTCTTGGTTTTCCGCTACAGAAGTGTCGCTAGTAGACAAACGTAAAACAGCGCTTGCCGCATTAGATACTTCAAGCTGTGTATCTGGACTGCTAGTACCAATACCCAAAGACTCCGCAGACGCATCCCAGAAGAACTTAGGCGTTGTGCCAGTGTCCTCGTAGAAGCTGATGTCGCCGTTAGAGGCTATATTTAATCGCGCATTACTGCCGCCAGTGTCAAAACGCAAAGCGCCTGCTGCATTAGAAGCTCTAATGTAATTTGTAGAAGCTCTAGTAAATGACTGAATAGCGCCTTGAGAATCAATAGACCAGTTGCCTAAAGTTCCTTGAGACGTCAAACCATCAGCAGTCACTGTGCCGGTAAACGTAGGCGATGCCAAAGGTGCCTTGGTGTCTATCTGGGTCTGAATTGCTGAGGTAACCCCATCAACGTAGTTGAGTTCCGCAGCCGTGGATGTGACCGATACCCCACCCAATGAGAAATTGGTGATGTCAGCAGTGGTAATGGTCAATGAGCCAATCGTGTTGCCGGTGAGCGCAGCGTTTAGGTCTGTATCCGATACGTTGTTAAGATCCGCACGCGCAAGCTCAAATCCAGAAGCCGTGGAGCCGTCATGGACGTGTAGGCTATCGTTTGTGGTGTTGACCGACACTTCCCCTTCCGCACCCGTGAATGATGAATGCTCGGACTGAGTCCCTCTCCGCATTTGTAGTTGAGTAGCCATCTAGTTCTCCAGTGTGGGCCAGTCTTCCTCTTGAAGCTCAGGCCAGTTTTCGTGCGTTGTTAGGTCGCGTAAGGCTTGCCGGTATGCTCTGTATTTTAGCTGATCCGCGTCAGAGAGGGGCGAGTCATTTGCCTGAGTCCAGTCTGTTCTCTGCAACTCCTCGTCTCTCCTGGATCGGTTTATCTCTTCATGGGGAATGATTATAGGTTCATTCAAACCAATGGTTACCATCATCGGGCTAGAGCCTCCGCCGATATGAAGTTGTTAGCCCAAAGCTTAGTCCCGCCCATCAAATACTGGTAGCCGTATAGTTTGACGTACACGGTGCTCCCACCCCTTATGTTTATGGAGTTAGGCATTCTGAACAATCCCACAGAGGTTACCTTGGTGCCGAAGATAACTGGGTAGTTGTTGTCATCGCCTGATCTGGTTCCATTTATATCGTATGAGTCACCAAGGGAATTGGTGCGCTGGATATGCCCCGTAATCATTGATACCGCTCCGGTATTAACATAAGAGCCAGAGGCAAAGGCTTCTAACTCAATCACATATTCCAATGTGTCTGATGTTGTCAGAGGAGTGGTGAATGTGATGCTGGCAAGCTCTTGCAGCGTGTAGCTTGAATACTTGTGATAGGGCGTACTGGCGAGGAAGTTACCAAAGGTTACGGGGAACTGAGTTGCGGTAACTGCTGCTAGGTAATCGCTCTTGATGGTTCCCAAAGCGTTAGCTTTAATCTGTGGCGAGTCAACACCAGAGGCGTGAATGATTAACTGCCCAGAGCCATCGGTGTCTAGGGTAACGTTATCAATGTTTATTCTGTTGGCGTTGATGGTGCCAGTGGTTATCACCCCACCCGAGATACTGGTGACGTTTGAGTTAACCTGCCCACCGTTGATGAATGCGGAGTCATTGTTTAGGTCAGAGACGTTGTCGCCCTGCACGACGATACTGCCAGCAGAGATGATGGTAGAAACCGAAACCGTACCAGTGGCCCCCGCCACACTTTGAACGGGTGCCGCGCTAGCAGCGCCCGAAGCATCTACGAATCCACTATCGTTGGTTAAATCAGACACCGCAGTGGGTAGGTCAGCCGTTACCGCAATGCTGCCTGCCGTGATGATTGTGCTCGCTGATACTGCACCAGTAGCACCCGCTACGCTCTGGACTGGAGCCGCAGCAGACGCCCCCGCAGCGTTTACAAAGGCACTGTCATTGGATAGTTCAGAAACCGCCGTTGGAATGTCTGAGGTGATAGCAATGCCACCAGCAGTAATGATGGTCTGGGCGCTTACATTTCCCGTAGAACCCGCGACAGACTGCACTGGGGCCGCAGATGCCGCACCAGATGAATCAACATAGCCAGCGTTATTGTTCAGATTGGAGATGTCATCGTTTGAGACGATGATAGAACCAGCCGTGATAATCCCTGCAACATCCAAGCGAGCGGTGGGCACTGTTCCTGAAGAAATGTTGCCGCCGTTCAAGTTGTATACGGAAACCTGCGAGGCGTTGATGTTACCCGCGTTCACCGTTCCCAGGTTCGCGGAGATAGCCGATAGACTGGACACGTCAATCTTGCCAGCAGTCACCGCGTCTGAGGCGATGTTCACACTCTCTACGAACTCAAAGTTAGCCACCGCAGCATCAACAGCCGCCGCTGTTATAGACGATGCTTGGATCGCGCCGATCACCGCTGTATCAGCAAAGACCTCACTCACGTTTAACTTGGCAGCCGTCACCGCGTTAGCGTCTAGGGCCGCAGTCCGGACTTGTCCTGTCGTAAGGCTCGAAGCCTGAACCTGACCGAATACCTGAGTCTGGAGATTTACTTGGTCATCTAGGTCTGCTGCTGAGATGGCAGAAGTCCACGAGGTTCCGTTGTATCGATACAGCTTTCCATCAGTGGTAAGCATCACCACTCGCCCAGTGCTCAAACTCGTGGTCGGTAAAGTACCCACCCGCTCAATCGGTCTAATGGTGTCGCTAAACAAACTTTCAGCTAACGTGCCTGACAGGTCTGTCGTGTTTACTAATGTCGTGAACTCAGGAACAGACGAATCGTAGCGGTAAACCTTGGAGTCAGTGGTCAAGAAGACTAAAGACGGCCCAGTGTATCCCGTGGGAGAGGGCAGGCTTGTAACCGCAGAAATCGGCTCAACACCAGCTGCAAACGAAGCCGCAGTGATAGAACCTGGGTCAACAGATGATGCCGTGAAAAGGTCTGTAGTCCACGCAGTGCCATTCCAGACATACAGTTCAGATGTGGTTGTCAGGAACTTAATCTGCCCTATGTGCGACCCTGTAACGCCTGAGAGGGTGCTAACAGGCTCAATACCAAAGGCATCACCGGCAGCGAACTCATCCAAGACATCTTGGGCGAAGTCATCCAGAACAATCTTTTGCGTGGTAGCTGAGAATGACGCGCTATAGCCCGACAGGTTGCCAGAGCGGTCAGCACTTCTTAACCAATAGTAGCGGGTGACATCATTGCCCAATCCCGTCACTGTGTGCTGGTCAGACTTGGTGCGAACAATCAGGCTGGCGGATGAAAGGTTGTTTACCGTGTTCTCAAAGATTTCGACATAAGCAAGGTCACTGTCGCTAGGCAGTTCAAAATCCAGCTTAATCTGCTGGATGCCGCCGGTAGCCGTGATACTAGATGGGATAGCTGGAGCGGTTTGGTCGCCCTGCAAGGTCAGAGCTTCGGTGACAAAACCAGATGTCTTGCCAGTCAGTGTGACCGCCCTCACCCTAAAGGTGAACTCCTCCAATTCCTTCATGCCAGCAATCACAGTGCTGGTGCCGTAGACGTTTATGGAAGAGAAGTCTGTACCGGCTCCACTGATCGCCTCGTTCACCCCACCATAGTTAAGCTCTAGGGTTGTGGCGTCAGCAACAGAACCGTAGTTGATGGTCTGATTGTAGGAATCTGCAACCTGCCCGTAGTCGATTTCGCCTTGTGAGGTTTGCTTGAACTCCACCTCGTAGAACGAAACGTAGGTGTTAACACTAGGCGCAGTCCATGACACACGAACAGCAGGGAGAACAGAGCCATCATTACCCAAAACAGTAGTTTCTGTGAGGGTGAGAGCCGTTGGGCCTGCTTGCGCTGGCGTATCGTCAACAATGTCTGAATAGTCAGGGTTGTTTGGCCCCACTGTGGCGACGATGTTGGATGTGTCGTTGTCTGGGTTTCGGTCTGAGCGAACAAAGGGGTCATCACTGCCGCCGCCATAAGCCAAAGCGCGTACCCAATAATAGCGGGTGTCGCCTACTGCTAATGGGTCGGTGGCGTTGGATGCGTCATGGATGAACTGAGTGCCGCGAGTCTCACCAATGACTTGACTATTAGCCCACGAAGAATCCGCAGAGGCGTAAATGGCGATAGTCTCAAAGAGCTTCGAGTTTGCTGGGTTAGTCCAGTTGAGTTCGATGTTCTTGAGTCCTGCCGTAGCCGATAGGTTTTGTGGGTCAGGTACTCCACGGAATGCCTCAGTGATAACGCCAGTCGCTTCAATTGTGCTGTATTCATTTGCAGCAGGGTCTGCGTATGACCCAGAGTCATCTTCCAGGAGAGTGAGGTTAACCACCCCATCTTGGGTGTCAGAGAACGACCAGCTAGCGCAGCGGAACACCTTGTTGCTGTAGTTCAGTTCCTCAACGGTGACAGACACTCTGTCCCCAACGTCAACTCGAAGTCCTGTGAGGTTGGCAGGGAATGTCAGCACCTTTTGCTGGTCTGAAATCTGAACTTGTTTGTGCGCGATCCTCTGCGCCATGAACGAGCTATTGGTGAATGGTAGCTCTATGTCTTTGGTGAGAACCTCGTCATTATCTCGGCTAACTGCTGCCGTAATAGATACCGCTGGAGCTTCGACTGATTTATGGTGCTGGGCGGGATCAATAAAAATCGGGCGGATTGTATTAAAACGCTGGCCGCGCGCCACCGAAGTATTAACGCTAATTGGCCCTGCGAGGTCATCTTCCGTGAGGCTCTCAGTGGGCGCTTCATAGATACCTGCCCTGATAGTGTAAATGCCGTTGGAATATACGAGGCTGCCGTTCATAGAAGACAGCAGCTTGTTGATGTTTGCTCGGTGAGTGTCTGTTGCGAACAAAACGCCGTTTGCAGTAAATCGCTTTTGCGTCCCTGAGTTGGGCACCGTTACCGTAACATCACAAGCATTCGCCGCAGTCTCTACCGCAGCCCAGTCAATCTTACTAACTGGGATAGATAGACCAAACTTGGTATCGGTCAGGTAATTAGCCACACAGAGAGCAGGATTGTCCGACCACTGCTGATAGGTTGCGCTAGTAGGATTAGCCCCCGCGCTCGTATCAAGTCGAGGGTCGTATATGTCTTTTTTGCCTTTGACCAAGGCTTTGATGTTCTGTGGCTTCTTTCTATCCCACACTTGCTGAGATGAGTCGGTCAGCGTCCACTTCGTTGATATCGTGGCAATCCCACGAGTCCTGTGAGCGGTGCTCCAGTTGAATCCAACAAAAGGCTGGAGAAGGGTGTCATAGGTCTGGTCGCTTGCGCCTAGCCGTCGATTAATCTGGGTTATGGTGACTAATGGGTCATCAGAGGTTGGGCCGTAGGTTCCAGAGGTTACGTTGGTGAAGCTAATCTGGGCGTCTGTTATAACCTCTAGGTCGAAGTGAACGTCTGTGATGTCCTCCACTTCATGCCCAGTGAGAGCGATGGCGTGATATAGGTCTTTGTTCTCAGTCCCACCCAAACCAACAAAGAAGATAGGCCCAGATACCAGAGCCTCGCCATAGACCATCTTCTGGCTTTCAATTGTGCCTTTGACTGTCTGCTGTCTGGTCTTGTCGTTATCTGCTTGCGGTATTGATAGATCAGGAACTAATCCGCGCAAGGCAACAGCGCCACCAACAACTGTGACAGCGCCAATCGCCAAAGCAATGCCGCCGGTAGCAACGCCGAGCGTAACCGCTGTACCTACAGCCGTTAAAGCCCCCCCTATAAAACCTATAACTGCTGCCGGTGGCATTCTATACGCTCCATCCTGCTATCAAGTATCGGTCTGGTATTTGAACCATTCCTTTTTGGGTCAGACAAACAACGCGATCTGACAGCTTAATTCCGCACACCTGCCCAATCATCGGGATATCAACAATGCAAGGGTCGCCGTCCTTTATGTCAGAACTGACATCACCCAAAATGCTGCCAATGAAATCGACTAACTCGCCCTCTCTACCCACTAAAACTTCAGCCTGAGCCTCTGAATCGTATTTGAACTGCTCAGAGTAATCCTTGCCGGTAAGATCTTTGACGATGAAAGCCGCGAACTGGCAGCAGTCAGCATCGCCATAATTGAACTCTCGGCGCTTCCACTTGTTGAGGGCGTTGTGGACTCTCATCAAAATCTGAAGTTGTTGCCGAAATCGCTGGGGTCTACAGTTCCGTCAAATCCACCCGTGAAGGTGCCAGGTCTAGGCGTTCCGATGATCGCGTTAGACGCGGCATCTCCCCATCTCAGCTTCGCCCCGTCAATGTCAGCCATTAGGTCAAAGCCTAAATCGCCAGAATAGTCCTTCTGCAACTGAGCGTTGGTGTATTTCAGATTGGATGCTTTGTTGAATCTGGCAAGCTCTGACTCAGCGGTCAGCGAGATGACATCCCCGCTCTCCGCTCCAACCGATACGGTCATCTGATCCATCGCGCCTTCCCACACAATCGTGGGGTCAGCAATCAGGTCATCACTAGAATCTAAAACGCCAAGGTAAACCGTGACCGGCTGGAGGTAGTAGTCCTCAGTCAAAGCTGCGGCAGAGATGTCTGGGTCTAATCCACTTAGGGAGAGAGTGATCTTGTAGGGGCTGACATCAGCGCCCTCTTCAATCTCGCTGATTTCGCCCAGATCACCAGTACCTAGCCAGTCCTCACCGCCCCAAGTATAGGTGCCGATTGAGTTATGAAGGTACAAATTCCCGCTTGGAAACTCCAATTTGGCAAACGTAACCAGCGCAACATGCTGTGCTGATAATGCTGTGAGGACATTGGATGGAAAGCCTCGACTCATGCCAGAACATCCTCTACCGCTTCGATATTGAACGTGGAAGTTATGTCCACTTGGGTATCCCATGACGCTGGGCCTGCCAACATGAAGACCCCACTTACTGGTGACGTGTAAGCAATTATTGTGTCATCTGCTGGCGTCTTGCGAATGGGAGGAGCGATTGAAAGGGTGACGTTCCCACCGGCATCGCTATTGGCATCTGCCACGACCATGTGAAGCTCGTTGTTGAACGAGATGTAATCACCGGCTCGCAGGTAGTTTGAGACGTTAGCAGTCGCCCCATCACAGACCAGACTGGTACCCGATTGGCTACCACCGTTCACAACCAGCGTGCCGCCACCCGCACCCCTTCGCGTAAAGGAATGATCGTGCAAGGTGAACCGATGCTGCTGCCCGTTTAGCTTAACCAGAAACGCCTGCATCTCTTGGCGGTCATCACCTGAGAGATTTCTAAACTGCAAGCTGGCTCGCCAGAGCGAACCTTTGCGAGATGTGGTCTGGACAGCGTTGGTTAAGGGTGACTTGAACGTGCGAGTGTTAGAAACAAGCTCAAACGTGTTGGTCGTTGGGGTGATACTTGGGAAGGCGAAAGTAGTCATTAGGCAAATCTACCCCTTCTCATGAGATCTTGGATGGTCATTATAGTCTGTTGTGATGTCTGGGCCATAGCAGATTTGATCCTTTGGTCTACGTCAGCACCAGATCCTCTAGCGTCCACGTTGTTCACAACAGTAACGCCCCCGCCCATGTTCTTGTTTGGAACTATCGAGCCAGACTGGTTGGGCACGAACATCTCAGGCCCACGCTCTCCAACCATGTACGGCTGACCAGATTGAACAGGGCCGCCAATGGCTTTGCCGGTTAAACCTTTGGCAAAGGATAAAAAGCCGCCAGTGATCTTGTCGATGATAAACATTTGGATCATCTGCGCGATCATTTCTAACGCCATCTTCTTAAATGCTTCCTTCAGGGAGGTGGTGCCTTTGACGACTCCCATCAACCCGTCAGACATGTTCTTCATGGTCTTACCTGCTAAATCATCTAACTGTTGTTGAACTGTTGGCAGGTTGTTTTGTAGCTTCTCGAAACTTTCATTTAAGCGGTCAGCTATGGTCGGCGCTCCAGCATCCTCAGCGCCCAAACCAGTCGCCGCGTTTTGAATTCCAGCTATCGATTCAGCCGCTTTGCGGTTGGCGACAATGAATGCTTCCATGCTGGTAGATAGTTCTAAGCCTGGGTTGCTCGCCTTCAGAGCTTCCAACTCTTGAGACAGAACGGCGATATCTTGAGGCAGATTCCCCATAATTTGAGCCGCACTCTCAGATATAAGAGGCATCCCAAGGAAAGCGGCGATCTTGTTGTATATGTCGATAAAAGCCTGCAATGGCGGAATCAGCTTGCCGCCGATAGCGTTTGCCATCTCCATCACAGACAGTTGCGCCGTCTTAAATGCTATCTCGACGCCATGCATAATGTTGCGAACAACGCCAAAGGCTTTGACTATCGCTCCGGCAACCCTTTGCCCGATATTACCGAACCCAGCAGAGTCCAAGGCAGCCTGCCGAAAGGCGTCAGCAACGAAGGTTATGATAGGCGAGAACGCCACACCAAGCTGGTTGGTTAAACCCTCAAAGACACCCTTCAATCGGGTTATCGCGTCGTTTGCAGCTTCCATCTGCGCGGTGTCTGTACGGGATAGCGTTAGACCGAGATGCTCGGCCTCTGATGTCATAGCCTTGAGAGCTTCAGCCCCACCCCCCAGAGTGTTGACTAGGGCCACACCTTCAGAGTCAAACAGCTTCATGGCTAGACGCACTTTGTCTGACTGGCTTTCAACTCCAGACATGGCTTCAGCTACCACGTTCATCTGTTCATCGAGGGGGAGGCGAACAATAGACTCTGCGTCGATGCCAAGCTCACGCAGTGCGCCCTTAGCCTCTCCAGTGCCTTTAGCAGCCTCCGCAGCGCGTCGGGTGAAGCGTTGCATTGCCATGTCCATCGTGCCCGTAGAGACGCCTGTAAGCTCTGCTGCGTGACGTAAACCAGCCAAAGCCTCAGTGGTTACGCCTAACTTGTCAGCAGTCTTTGCTAACTCATCGCCAGCGTTGATGGATGATTGAATCAAAGCGCCGAAACCGCCAGCACCGACAGCGCCGACAATTGCGGTCTTCATATTCAAGACCGAACCTGCAAGTGATCTCAACCCTTTGGCAGCAGATCCAAAACCTTTCTTGGTCTTGTCTAGCGCCCTGATCGTGATGTTGACTTGCTGGTTAGCCATCTTCTTGCCTCTCGCTCATTATCTTGAAGTACGCCACCCATTCATTGAACTCAGAGAGGGGCATCTGCTCGGCTTCGCCGATTGTCATATGTAGCCGATCCGCCAAGGCTATGAGGTTCAACCTCAACGAATCGGCAATCAGTTTTTTTCGTGATCCTCTATGGATTCGATTTCTGAGAACATCTGTTCGGCGATACTGGAAATAACGCCTGTCTCCTCGCCCATCAAGTCAGTCTTGTCCTCGGCAGCGGTGAATAACCTATTGCCTTCTTCGTCGCTGGCCTTCATAACGATGAGGTCGATCATTGCCGCCATCGTCGTGTTTTCCATGAACTTAGGGTGCTTCTTTTGCAGCTGGTTGATGTCGTAGCAGGTTATCGGGAAGCAATACATGGCAAAGGGCTGTCCATCTGGATCAGCCCATGCCGCAACCTCGATTTTTCGAGCATTCACTTGTCTTCTATTTCGTAAATCTTTAGCTAAACCCATTTTGGGATTCCTTTATGCCGTGGCTTCAGTGACCGCTCCAGAGACTTGTAGCTCGAAGCTGCCTTCAACCATACCATCAAAAGATGCTGTAATTTCCTTGCTGGTTAATACGCCACCGCCGCTGTAATACTTCTCGCCAGTGCCGGTTCCTGTTGGGTAAAGTTCCCAATCAAGCGCAGCGCCTGAGTCCATTACTAGCTGGACTGCGTCAGCATCGTCCCAGTAAACGTCCATTGATAGAGTCGCAGAAGTCAAAGAAGAAACGTAGGTGCGAGCGGTGTCGCCCATAACCGAGTCCTCGATGGTGTCTGCTGATTCTGAGAGCGTGAAGCTACGGACTTCACCCATAGCAGCGACACTGCCGCCACTTACCGCCAATTTGACTACGCCGCTTGAGCCTTTAGTCGTTGCCATGATTAAACCCCTTTAGGTTGTTCCACGAGTGTACTGGTACTCAATGCGTACCGTTAAAATCACCCCACCGATGGGGGTAATGCTGCCGTCGTCGGTTTCTACGCTGACAATCTGTGTGTCGATTGCATAGCCACCACGCGATCTGTCTTCGTCTAGCTTTTCTTCTATAGCCTCGACGATGTTATTCCTTGCTTCGTCCAAGCCTGTCCCCTTCACATAGCAGACAAGTTGGTAATCAATCGTGCCGAACCGCTGGGTCATACTCCCGCCCACGGTTGCATCTTCCCTGTTTTCGTTTGTGGTTCTGACTAGCACCGCTGGGTATTGCGCGTTGCTTAACTTGTCAAAATCAAACGGTTCGCGGGTCACGAACTTGATGTCTGTTGGTGTTGTCACTGCTTGTAGCGAAGTCACCAGATTGCCTGCTATGTTCTCTCTCGCGCTCATAGTTGTAACTGCTTCCTGAACACATCAGCCAGCACCTTTTCTTCCTTCTTGTTGAAACCGAAGAAAGGTCTGATACGGTTGTTAAACGCCGCTTTCTTAGCTTGCGTAGCGTTATCAAAGTACAAGACAGCCTCATTAGAACTGGTCACCGCCGCTTGCATAGATCGCAGCATGTCGCCTTCGTTCTCTAGGTCAACGGGCGTAGTAGGGTAGCCAGCAGCTTCTAGCCATGTTTTATATTTCTCTGGGTAGCCTACAAACTTGCCGTTGATACCCATGCCTCTACTGGTGCGCTCGTCAATGATCTCTTTGCCTTTTAACGCCGCCCGAGCTATACCTTTGGTCACGCCGCGCTTCACATCACGCCTCTGCGCCCTTGTAATCTTGGTGAAGTCTTCAGGGAACGTCTTGACGTCAATCTTGATGCTCATCGTGTAAGTCGCCCATAAGCGACAATACCTTTCTCATCATCTTCAATGGTGCCGCTTGCGTCATCGTCATACTCAACACCGTCAGCAAACACCGCCACCAGTTCTTCTTGGTAGCGCTGCTGGTAGAAGTTAATCATGTTGAGAAAGCGGTCATCTTGAACCCAGTTGGTTAGCTGGGGGAGGGCGAACTTCCACAATACCAAGTAGGCATTGCACCGAGTCCACTGGGAATCTGTCAGATAGGCGGGGTTCATCTCCCCTGGGATCTGCTTCTTGTACCACCACTCATTCCGGATGGTACGGGTTAAATCTGTCTGCGCTTTCGCGTGTTCAGTCGCAAAGGATGTGATGCCGAAGTCCAAGATGTCAGGGACAAGGGCTACCAGATCGGAGTCTTGAGAAAATGCCATGTTATGCCCCTACCATTTGACCAAATCTGACCAATAGGCCGCTGATGCTGTTTTGTCTTTGCGCCCTGCTGCTATCTGCTTGGCGAACCTAGCCTTGAACGATCTACGCTTGGCTTTGTCTGCCTCACTCTCACCCTTGCGAGGGGGCTTATTGTCTGCACCTTGTAGCCCAAAGCGGATCAAACGAACCTTGTCGCCTTCCTTTGCCAATACTGCATGGCTTTTCTCTGGGTGCTTAGGTGTGCGCTTGGGTTTGTTGTAACCCTCGAACCGCTCGCCTCGGTAAGTTATAGCCAATAGAACCTCCAAAAAAGGGACGGCCCCACCCCAAAGGAGAGATAGGGGCAGGGCCATCCAAACGCTCTAGATGCTAGCGTCGAACAACATCTCGCAGCCATAGGTGTCATCAAGCTCGCCCACACCATAAATGGCGGTAGCGTTAAGCTCGAAGGCCCGTAGCGATGCGTCTCGTTGCGCTTCGATCTGGAAGTCGCGCTTCATAGCGATAGCCAAAGCCTCGCGTGAGAAGACAGCGCCTTTCGCGTCACCAGAACCGTCTACAGTCACATTGGATGACTCATAGATGTCGATTCCAGCGATGGTTCCAACGTAAGCGTTAACCATAGCCGTGTTCTGCGCGTCACCACCGTTGGGGTTAGCGAAGGTATTGGTTAGGTTGGCTTTCAGTTGATACGCTTGGAAAGGGTTAACAACCGCGAAGATGTCGCCTTGTGCCTTGTTGTTACGCAAGGTAGCAGCAGCCTTGAACAGATCAGCAACAGTGATCTCTTGAGCGGCAGCGCCGAAGGAAGTGCTGAACCCATCGAACAAAGCGATCAGGTCTGCATCCATCTTGGTGGCGATAGCGTTACCCAGTACCGTACCCAACTCTTCAGCAGGGTTGCCAGCACCCATAGCAGCCAGGTCGGTCAATACTACCTGCGCGCCAACTTCACCAACGGTGATGTCAACAGAGGAAGTAGAAACAGTCGTGCTGGTCAGGTCGGTGCCTTCGGTTAGGTCAGCGGCAGTGATTGCAGGGTACTTTGGCACCTGAATCGTCTTGCCGGCTTCGTCGCCGATGTTGTACTGAGTCACCAATCCCATCATTAGGGATTCTTCTTCAGCGGTGAATCGTGCCTGAGCGATGATGTTCGCAAAC